AACCGACAAACCGACATTGGAACGATTGTTCTCAATGAAGACGCCGTGACCAGAGGAGTCGTAGGGCCATGAACGGAGTAGGGTGGGTAGATGTTCGCAGTAGAAGGGATCTCGTAACGAATCCGGCCTTTGCTGACGTAGGTCAGGCTCTTGACGAGATGATGAGGAAGGAAACCATCGTTCTCACTGGAGACGCAAGGGGAACGGATACGGAGAAGATCAACTTCCAAGCTGGCATACTGGAAGGCATTAAGAGAGTGCAGTTGAGATTGGGGAATTACCGGGAGGATGCGTTGTCGGATTTTCACGCCGACAAGCGAACTGATGGAGACGGGCCGTGAGTGACGCTGTAAACGAAGTGCCGAGGAATGTGCAAGATGCGATTGCCCGAAATGTCCTCAAGGGGAGCAAGTGGCTGATCGTGAATATGGATGTATCACCCCCGGTTGTCGTAAAGCGCGGCAGCTTCAGTAACGCAGACTGGCTCGACGCCTTTCAGGCGGTCAAGTCTAACGCGGAGAATGCAACATGAAGGGCGATGTCAAAACCCCGTCAAAGGCGTCCAACGCCAAGCCGAAAGGCACCCCCAAGGCCAAAGCTAAAGGTGGCAAGTCGCCGTCTGGTAAGCGGGCCTGCAATCAGTACTAACCCAGAAAGCTACTGATGACCGAAGTCGCCAACACTGAATCGGCGGAGCCTGTCGATGCCAGTGCAGCAGAACCAGATGATCCGCAGGCCGTGGATGCGTCTACAGAGGAAGCCTCTGTAGATACGCCGGATCGTGAACCTTCTGATAGCGGAGCCTTATCCGCATCTCAGCAGGCGAACGTCCGGCGACTCATTCAGCAGCGGGATCAGCAGTGGCAGGATTGGACCCGTCAACAGCAGAACCAGCAGACCCAGACGGCTTCCGAAGCTGCCGTGCTAGATGAACTGACCACTGAAATCCGAGGGTATTACACCGACGACGAAGTAGGCCAGAAGACGTTTGAAACGATTGAAAAGCACCTCAAGAAGCGGCTCGGCTCTGGTGAGCGAGTCACGATGCAGGATGTGCGAAACGTAGCCGCGCAGGAAGCGGGCAACGTACGAAATCAGGTCCAGTCCGGCGTAGCGATCACCAACGAGGTGAAAGCCCTCGTGACTGAAGGTGTGATCTCTACTGCGTCTGAACAGCGCATTGTCGAGGCTGAATACACTGCTCGTCTGGACGATCCTCAGATGGCACAAGCGGCTTCAACTCCGCAGGGTGCTGAGATGATCCTGAAAGGCGTGGTATACGATCTGATTAAGGGCAAGAAGATTAAGCCCGGAGCAAAGCCTAAGGCACCTGTAAACCCCTTGTCGTCTGGTGGGAACGGGTCTCCTAGCCGTCCGGTAAAGAGTGAGTCGCTCGACCCGAGCAAGTCGCCTTTCGCTTCAGTCCGAGCCATGTCAGAAGACGACGTGAAGGCGGCTGCGAACACTTCGCACTCTCACTTCTCGGGGGCTGCAAATGGCTGAAGAAAAAGGACTTCTCGAACGAGCCAAGGATAAGGCAGAGGAGTTTGCAGGTAAGGAAGACAAGTCTGTGCCGAAGTTCCGCAAAGCCGTGGATTGGGCACTTGCTGAGTCGTTGGAAAAACATGATGCAGAATGTGGAATTTGTGGGTGGAAACCGTGGTTACACAACAAGGAGCAGAGCTTGAGGGCGCACATTACCCGCAAGCACCGTTCCACGATTGTTGATCTGTATGACCGTCAGGTGATGAATCTGGCGGACTTGAATCCTACGGCTCCTTCCGAAGACGACGACGAGTTGTTCGCTACTGCGGGGATCACTCGTGTTGAAGACCTTGATCGCCATGACTACCTCGCGGTACCAGATGCGATTAAGAGCAAGATCGAAGGTGACGGCGGAGTGGGGCGATGGGTCCGACAGGATCGCATCGAACATTTCAAGGGGCAGGGAGCCATTGTCACGAGTGGTGACGGTGCCAACCAGCCATCCAGCGAAGACGGGTCTTTGCGGACCAATGAAATGACTCACGTCACGATCCCTCACGAACTGGCTGAACGTCGTCAGAAGCAGAAAGACCAGCGAATCAGCGATCAGCTTGCAGCGAGAGCCGAGGAGCAGGAGAACACAAGGGACGCGTACCAACAGAAGTCGTACGACTACCTGAGAAAAGAGCGTGGTCTGGATCATTCCAAGGCAGAGCAGGTATCGAAAGCCTTGGCTGGACGACGCCAACGTGAAGGCGGCGACGGGGGTGGAACGTCCATCTCCGAACGCCGCTGAGTAAGGGTCAGTACCAAAGTGCTGAACCCAACGCGGGCAATTCGGCCCCGTTAAATTGCTATGAGGGGAGATCCACATGGCTAATGCAGATCGCCCGCATGGGTTCGTACCTTATTCGGCCCTATTGCGGTGCCGTCCGTATGGCATGGATGGGAACGCAGCGATTTTCATTAACGACCTCGTTGACATGGAAAATGACGGGTTGGTTGATGTTGCCGATGCGGGAAGCCTATCGTACCTCGGTTCCAGTTTGGCGTATCACGCTGCCGCCGCCGCTGGCGCGCAGTCCGCCAATCCGGTCCTTGTTGCGGATCATCCGGATCAGTTGTTTGAAGCACAAGATGACAATGGGGCTACTTCGGCCCAGACTCATATTGGCAACCTGGCGAATCACGTCGCAGGTGCAGGCAGTACTACGACACTGCTTTCCGGCCATGAAATCGGCCTGAGCGATGTCAGTACCGCCAATAACACCTTCGTAATTCTTGGCCTCGTTCCTCGTATTGACAACGCATTCGGCGCAAATGCCGATTTGGTCTGTGCTGCCAATACGGGCGAGGGTCTTCTCAACATCGCGGCGGGAGTCTGAGTCATGGCAGGAATTGAACAGACTGCGAATTGGTCGAACGCGACCACGTTGCGTGGGATTGATACCGTCATTTTCCATAAATGGCGTCAACGTCCCGGCGTAGGCCGTACCGTTTTCAACGTCAAAGAGTCGAGCCAGTATCGTGAACACTCTCTGACGGCTGGCGGCGTAGGAATCATGCAGCAGGTTGCTGAAGGTGAGCAGATTTCCTACCTGTCGAACAACGAAGGCTTCCTTGAGACCTTCACCCATCTCGACTACGCGAATGGCTTCCGGGTCACTCGTCGTATGTATCGGGATGAGTTGTATGGTCTCATGGAGGATTTGTCCACGGAGCTTTCCCTGTCGGCTGACGCCGCCGAGGAAACGATTCTGGCCAATCACTTCAACCGTGCTGCAAGTTCCTCCTACGCTGGCGCTGACGGCGTAGAACTGTCGTCTGCTGCCCATGTTCGGGAGAACGGCGAGACTTACTCTAACGAGTTGTCCTCGCCTGCTGATCTGAGCCAGACCTCTCTGGAGCAGGCTCTGATCGACTTCAGCGACTTCCGTGACGGCGGCGGCAAGCGGCTTCAGATTCAGCCGCAGTACGTGCTGGTGCCCAAGGAGGAGCGTTTCAATGCCGACCGTCTGCTGGCTTCCAGCCAGTCGCCGGACGACAACACAAATGCGGTCAACCCGGTTAAGGGTATCGTCCAGCCTCTCGTGTGGAACTACCTGACCGACACCGACCGTTGGTTCCTCCTTTCCGACAAGCAGGATCATGGTATGACCCTGTATACTCGGGAAGAGCCTTGGACGGATTACGAGTATGACTTCGATACGAAGGATTACAAGGTCACTCTGATGTTCGCTCAGTCTTCGGGCTGGACCGATCCTAAGGGTGTTTTCTGCTCTGGTCAGGCGTAGCATAGGGTTAGGGGAGGGCAAATCGGCCCTCCCCGCCCGTTCCGCCAGCGCAGGAGGTTGCTGGCTCAATTTCGCACGGATGCGGCATTTAGGAACGGAGAACAAACGTGGCAAATCTTTCATTTAATGGAACCAGTGGCCTCTGGGTCAATCTGGACAAACCCGGAGGCCGGGTATATTTCGTTGGCGGCGGTACCCTTGCTGCCAAGGGTCGTACTGGAGAGGGTCTCAACGCCTCTGATACGGGCAATGATGGTCTGACTCCGGAACGTCCTTTCTCGACGATTGACGGCACGGCAGGAGCATTTGCCAAGGCCAAGTCCGGTCGTGGTGATACGATCTGCATTCTTCCTGGTAATGTGACTATTACTGCGGCTATTGCGTGTGACCTTGATGACATCACCCTTACGGGGATAGTGGCATCAGGATCACCGATCAAGCCGTCCAGTATTACGTCGAGTCTGGGTTCCTCGGCAGACGCGATCAACATCACTGGGGCGAACGTCACCATCGAAGAACTGCACTTCCCGGCATCGACCGCGACTACCACCAGTCGTATCGACTGCGGGGCCGCAGGGGCGACCATTCAGAACTGCACTTTCGAGTGTGGCGCGTATGACTTGGAGACGATCACAATCCCGGCAGCGGGGCTACACACCACGATTCGTGACAACCGCTTCTATATCACGGCGAATGGTCCCGACGCGGCTATTGAGATCGAGGCAGCGGCGGCACACTTTATCCAGATTATCGGCAATGTATTCCTTGGTCAGAACAACACAAACCAATGGGATGTTGCCGCGATTAACTCGGGTGTGGCGCATCTGGACTGCTTGGTCAAGGGCAACACCAGTACAGACGGTGAAGCCATTGTGTTCTCGGCTGCGGCTACTGGCATGATTGCGGACAATGACATGGGCTATGGCACCCTTGCCTCCATGCTTGATCCGGGGTCCTGCATGTGTACCCGCAACTTTGAAGCTGACGCAATCGACCAGAAGGCTCGTGAGTTTCCGACTACGGCGGCTTCGTGAACCTTTCCAAGGCAGTC